CCACTAGTAAACTTTCTCCAGTCTATAGCGTTCTTTATTGTAAAAGTTCTATTAGAAACTTGTCTAATAGTTCTATCTAAAAAGTCAACAACTGTTTCCAAGTATTTAACTTTTTGAGCTGCCTTTTGTATTTCTTCATCTGCTTCAATATACTTGTCAACGTCTTGTTTTAAAATTTTTAGATTAAAAGGTTTTTGTTGATATACTTGTGGGTCTGATTTACCAGTATAATATTCCCATTTAAATAATCGTATTGTTCTTAAATCATCTTCAGCACGTGTTAATAACAACTTAAACTTTGTTAAGTGTTTCATATACTTATTGTGTAATTGAGGTGTTTTTAAAGACTCTAAATCTAATTCTGTATCATTGATTTTTAAGTCTTTGTCTGCTAGTTCTTGCAACTGTTCAAGGTCCATAATATTCTCCTATTCAATTATTATATTTAGTTCAGGTAAATAAAGATAATCTATATCTGAATTGTGTAACGTTTTTAATGCGTCATCTATTGTTTCTACTATAGGTTCACCTGCTAAATTAAATGAAGTGTTCATTAATATAGGAGTGCCTGTTAATTTATTAAACTCACTAATTAAATTATAAAAATGTGGATTAAATTCTTTTTTTAAAGTTTGTATTCTGCAAGTATTATCTACGTGTGTTATTGCTGGTATTTCTTTTATTTTTTCTTCTTTAACATCTACTGCGTAACACATAAAAGGAGACTCTTTCAGTCCTGCCATATCAAAATATTCATTCATATATTCTTGTAAAATAGTTCCTGCAAATGGTCTAAAGTGTTCTCTTTTTTTAACTGTATTTACAATATCTTTACCGTCTTTATTTTTAGGATTAAATAATATACTACGATTACCTAATGCTCTAGGTCCTTGCTCTGATCTTCCTTGATATATAGCAACTATTTTATTATCTTTTAATAAACTAGCAACTCCTTGATATGTTATTGGTTTTGCATTTTCATTTACAATTCTTTTTGCAATATCTGATTTCTTGTATATTGGTCCGTAATAAGTTGTTGTTTGAGGTATTTTTTTATATTCTTCGTTATATTGATAATAAGCTAGTTTAGCGGCTCCTAACGCAGTACCACCATCGTGTGCTATAGGCTCTACATATAAGTTTGTTCCTTCTGGTAGATTTTTAATAAGATTATAATTGTTTACACAATTCATAAAAAATCCTCCAGAAACACAAATATTTTTACATCCTGTTTTTTCTATATTTCTTAATACAATTTTTAAACATTCCTCTTCTACAAATTTTTGTAACGAAAAAGCAACATCAGCTGCTAATTGAAAATCTTTCATATTTAAAGTAGGTTCATATAAAGGATGATATTTGTTAACAGTATCATAATCACTCAAAAAATCATAAAAATCTATATCTAATCTTTTCTTTCCATAAGAAGAAAGACCCATAACTTTACCACAATCATTTGTTCCATAAAATCCATAATGTGATGTAAGAGCAGCATATTGTCTACCTAAACTTTTTGGATTTTCTTTTGTGTGAGGTTTAACTCTATTATAATAAGTTTTTTCTATTACTTTGAAATCATTTGGATAAGAACATAAAAAAGATGTATAAGATTCTTCTTTGTCTTTTGTTAATCCTACTTTAGAACCTGCACCATCTAATACAATTGATACTGCCTCATCAAAACCTGAATTATAAAATGCACCAGCAGCGTGTGTTAAATGATGATCTTGTGAATAATCAAAAGAATAAAAAATTTTATCTTTATCAATTAAAAAAGTTCTTGCTACAAGCAAAGAATACATATCATAATTATTACCTATATTATTGTTTTCTACAACATTTAAAGGTAAAAAACCTGCAATGCCTATTCCATTTATTTCATCAATATATTTTTTTGATTCTAAAATTCCTAAAATAGGTGTACCTTCATATTTCCAACGATTTAATCTTTCTTCCTCTATTGAAAGTATTACATTACCGTCTTTTATTAATGTCGTGGTACCGTTATGATGTCTATTAACGCCAATAAAATTTTTCATAATAATATTATATCACAAAACTCGCAAAAAATCAAGTTTATGATGTAGTAATACTTGTTCTTCCTGCGTTTGTAGTCGCAAAATCGTATAGTTTATAATCAAAGGTTACAGTTGCTGTTAAGTAATCTGTATCACCTGCTTGTTGTGTATATTGTAGACCAGATAGTGATATAGGAAATACATCTCTAAATCTTACATCTACAACGGCATTGTTCTTACTTGTTAGTATTGATAGTGTTGCGTCTGAAAATATACCACCTTGACTAGGGGCAGCAAACTTTGATCGTCCTGCGTCACCTAATACACTATTTTTTGATGTAGGAAATCTGTCTTCACCTGCGTCAATCAAAGTTTTAAATTCTTCGTAACCACCAGGGAATCCTAGTCCTCTCAACCAACCGTGTATCTCTTGGTAGTTTTCTAAATTTTCATCTACGATAAATGTCATTGCAAGTCTATCGTAAGATAATTTTTCACCAGGTAAAGGTATATCTCTAAATGGTGTAGGTTGTGTATAGTTATCTGTTAATGATACACCTGGTAAATTTACTGCTGTACAAAAGTATTCTACTTTAGGAAGTTTAAGTATATTAAATTTAAACTTTGTAGGATCTGCATAATCCAGTTTAGTAGGTTGTCTATTGTAACTATTTGTAGTAGTCATAATACTATTTATATGTTATCTAGGAAGTGTTCCTGACTCACCTAGTTTCTCTATTGCTTTAATAACTGAATTTATATTTTCTGGTTTTTTACAAGGGTTTTCTTCAGTAGATTCTTGTAATTCTTCACATAAAGGTACTTTTTCATCTACTTTAATTTCTTCTACTTCACACGCATTAACCCAAGTAAAGATTAATAATATTGCTAAAGTAATAACAAATATGTAGAGATATTGAATTAATATTTTTTTCATATGATTATTTAGGGCTTAAAAAAAGGGCGACTTTTGAGGGTCGCCCTTTTAGATATTGGTTAAACAACCAACCTTACATTATGTTTGTAACTTGTACTCTTTGGTAATATCTGTTTGAGTTAGCATTACCTGAAGTGTTTACAGCTGCAACAGCACCTGAAGCGGCACCAGTTTCAGCAAATGGGTTCGCAACTAGACCATATCTAGTTTTGAAACCGATTTTAGGTTGGAAAGTGTCTTGTCCAACTGCTCTTACCATTTGTAGTGGCACGTATGGGCAGTAGAATATACCAGCGTCATAAGGTGAAGTACCTTTGTAACCAACTACGTAGTATTGTTTCGCAGCTGAGTTCGCTGAATATGGATCAATGTACACTTTGTATCTTCCGTTTAATGTACCAGCAAAAGTATTACCAGTGTCATCAACGTTTAGATTGTTGTTTAATGCAGGAGTGTAATCTAAAACACCAGCCATTTGAAGCGCACTAGCAACGTCAGCAGAACAGATAATGATGTTACCTTTTCCTCTTCTTGTTCTTTGTGCAATTCTATTAGCATCTCTCTCTAATTGGAACATTAATCCTTTGAATCTCTCAACTGACCATCTTCCGTTTGAGTCTGTGTCTAAATCAAAGATACCAGCTGTAGTTGTGTTAACAGCAGCACCTTTTTCTGCATTGATGTAAATTGTTCTTACAACTTCTCTATTGATTTCAGCAAGAATTTCAGCAGATAGAATATTTGCTAATTCTGTTTCTGCGTCTAAACCGTGGATTGCTTTTAAGTCTTGAGCAAGTTCCATAGTGTATTCTGCTTTTAGAGCTCTACTTCTAGCAGTTACAGTAGATTTCTCAATTGAGAAAGCCATTTCTGCAAAAGCATTTGAAGCAGGAACGTCACCAAGTGCCTCAGCAGTAGCAGTTGTCATACCTTGACCTCTACTGTACTCTGGAGAACCTGAAGTGTCGTTTAATACAGCTGGGTTAGTTCCTCTTTGTTCAGTTATGCCAGAAGTTCCAGCGTCTGAAGTTGAGTCACCAGCAGCATTTCTACTTGTGAAATCTGTATCCGCTTCATCAAATAAAGCTTCGTTTCCTGTTTGTGAAGTGTATCTACTTCTCATTGCAAAGATAAGTCCAGTTGGACCAGTCATTGGTTGTACACCAGCGATATCGTATGCAATAAGGTTAGGCATTGCTCTTCTTACTAATGAGATCAAAATTGGATCCCAATTAGCAACAGCAGAACCTGTAGAGTTAGTAGGAGCAGCTTCGTTTAAGAAACTTGCGTCCTCTTTCATTGCTCTTTCTTGGTTTTCCAAGATAGTAGCTGTAACGGCACGTCTGTAAGAATCACCGATTTTTGGTAAATCTGCGTGTTCTAGGACAGGCTGCCATTTTTTTTCGTATTGTTCTGATAAATACATTTGTTTTTATCTCCCTATTACTTTGACAACTTAATGTCTTTTGTTTTACTTATAGCGGCACTATAAGCAGCCAT